CGACATTGTTTCTTCACTTTCTTCAATTGCCTTACGACATGTTTCATCCAAAATTCAGCAGCTTGATGGGGGTTAAAACGGTCAACACCGTATTTCTTGACCCATACCCATTGCTGAAGTATCCCTTTCGCACGAGGGATGCGCTTCTTTTTCGTGTAATCACCGAGAGCCTTGGGGTTATACCCTGACTCGTGACACGCAGCAGCAAGAAGCATTCCTTGCAGCTCGGGCGGTGGATTATGTTTGGCTTCAATCTTAACCAGATCCCATAACAAACTTACGTTAACCTTTTCAGGCTTAGCGTAGGGGCACTTATAAGTTGCCTGGTCTACGATGCTAACATAATCATCATAAATATCTTGTGGGATATTGTTATCTTGAGGATAACCCCCGATTATTGCTGAAGAAATCAGCGCTGTTAGTAAAGCATTCATAAGAATATTATACTCATAACTAGAATATTCCTTGAGGAAAATCCCATTTTGAGCTTAATCCAAAGCCCCCATGACATAATTTTCAAGAATAAGAAACTTTGTTTCCTTATTGATTTCAACTTGTTGAACCATGGAGTTATCAATGATGATTGTTTGGTCTTTTTTTACATTTAATTTGCAATCATCAGCAAAATCTAGGACTTTTGCACTGATATATGGCGATGCGGGTTTGTAGCCATCGGGAACCAACACAAAACTTTCTTGCTCTTGTTCCGTCGTCACAGGCTGCACCAGCAGGTGCCTGTTAAAAGGCTTCATTAAAACACCCCCAAGGTTTTCCTGAGTCGGTCGTAAATATCTTGCAGAGTGTTGAAGTCTTCATCCTTCTGAAGCATGCGGTAAGCGCGGACGGCTTGTTTCATTTCATCTTTAGATAGCCAGCCGTTCTCCACATAATTCTTACGCAGATCGCGGCGGTGTTCCTTGAAAGGCTCCATCGCTCGCTCATTCTCGTCGAATGCCTTGATGAAATCAACTACATATTCTTCTTTTGTTTTATCGTATTCAGACATTAGTCTCTCCTTTTAATTTGATACCTTTAATATAAGCACTATTCTTCATAGTTCAAGTGTTAAGTTACCTCACAGCCGCCCGCGCCGCAAGCGACCTCTCCTTTGAGATCCGTATTATCCTCCATTTCGACCACTTTTGTTAAGTCAATATTTTCTAAATCTTCCAAAAGCGCTTCATATCGCTCTTTAGAGCAATCTTCAAATGGTGCTTGAACATAAGTTCCTCCATCGTGAGGAAGGACTGATAAACCATTATAGGAGGTTCTATTCTCCCACATCCACTCACCTACATCAATCCACTCGGCTTCTTTAATAGAAATGGTGGCAGAGACATTGTGCGTATTCTGCCCTCTAACGTGTCCATTTCGAACCCACTCCTCGCTTACGCCCTTTACCCTTCGTAGAAGCTGAAGAGCGCTCTCAGTGCGTGTAATAGCGCCTTCTGGGGATTTCTGAGGGATGGATATGACCGCTGTATCGTGAGGTCGGAAATATTCATCTTCCACTAAATTGTCGTGGTTTATCGTAAGGTAAGTATAAATTGGCTCATTCTTTCCAACTCTAAGGCGTCTAATATAGAAATCGTTGTGCCAAGCGTGAATACCGCTGGATGTGCCTAATGTAAGTGACGTGGTTCCAGCAGGCTTTACGCAAGTTGTGCGATTCGCTGGTTTGATGCCGATAAGAGCAGCAGCTCTTTTATTTTCTTTTTTTACTGCCTGTGCTGCTTTCTTCATGTCAAGTTCTAAAACTTTACCCGAGGCGATACCAGTCATCGAAACACCAATTAATGCATCTTTCTCAGTATTTCTACGCCACACATCGCGAAGATAATGAAAATCCGTATAACCCGCTTGCAATGTACCAATAAATGCAGCGGCGGTTACTCGCGCTTCATATTCTTCTTGTGTATTTACATCGCTTACATTTACTTCGCATAGGTTGCAGAACTGATAAGGACGAAGAGCGATTTCACAGCAAGGATTAGTTCCCCAGTCTTTGTCGTTGGTGAAATAAAACCCTGGTTCTCCTGCGCCTGACGCTTTTACGCGGTTCCATAGGTCAATAAAATAATCTTTTGTTATTCTGTGTCTCATCAAAACAACAGAGTTGTTTGCTCGTCCTCTTTGTGGGTTCTTTTCCCACCAGTTACCTGTTTTAGCGGCGAGCATTTCATCATCATCGGCACTAAAAAGTGAGATAAGAGCAGCGCGGCGAATACCGCCGGCAAGTACAGCGTCAGCAATGTGACATACAATGTCATGCACTTCAATCGTTGAAAGTTGTTCACCGTCTTCCTTGTGGCTAAGTATGCCTTCTACTTTTAAAAGACACTCTTTAAGAGGCTGTGCCCCTGGGGCTTTTCCGCCTGATGTGAGTAGACGAGCGCCTTTAGGGCGAATGTCAGAAAAATCAAAGCGCAGCTTAGATCCTCCTTGGAAGTAAGTTCGCATAAGAGCCTTAACAGAATCAGCCCATCCTTCAATAGAGTCGGCGATTAAGAATCGTCTGGTTCTCTTTGAATTAGGCTTTTGAATTTCTGGTAGTTTTTCAACATGGTGCTTTTGAACGGAGTATCCCACTCCTGTTCCCCCAAGAAGTAAAAACATAGTCTCTGAAAAAGAACGCCAATCGTCAATAGGCAAAAAACAACAATTATAAATACGGTTAGGAGCAACCTCAATGGGCTTGCCGCCAAATTGCATAGAGCGCATAGAAGGGAGAACTTTTTTCGCATAGACGTATTTATACGCCTGATTTATTTCTTCCTTCAAATCAGGATATTTTTTTAAGTGCATCTTTTTGTTGCGCGTCACGAGTTCTTTCCAAGTTTCGCGCCTTTCTTTCTTGGGCAAATAACGCGCATACTTCATATGCACTGTGATATCTGATAAAATCTGCTTAGTTATGTCCATTGTTAAATCCTTTATTTTTTTCTAAAATTCTTATACTTCTCTTTTAAGTTATTCTTCTCGTCCTGCAAGGATTTTTGATTTAAGCTTTCGATTGTTTCATGGTCTTGGGGAAGAACATTTATTCTTACATTAGATGTATCCATAAAGATTGGATAAACTAGACCATCTGGACCATTTCTGTTCTTGGCAATAAAAACTCGCCCTGTATTTTCATTTTTATGCTTGATTGTACGGGAAAGAGAGAAGATAAAATCTGCTACAAAGCACTTGCTAAATGCTTCTGAAATGGATTCCATTGTGATTACTTCTGTGTTCAATCCCGACCTATTAGTTTGCGAAACTGTCCATAAAGGACACTCTTGTTCTTGGGCGATTCCTCGCAGTTCTTCGTAAATAGACTCTAATTCATTTCTTTTTTCTTTAAAGTTTGAAACAGGCTTAAGAAGGTCTCCGTAATCGACGATTATCAAGTCAATTTGATGATTTCTTTTTTGTAATTTATCTAAATGAGCACGGATTGTATTGGTTGATGCCGATTTAGTTGGATACTCTTTAATAATAAGATTTCCTTCCACATCAGAACAAGTTTCAAACACATGGTCTTTGTATGCCTTTAAGTCTCCAATGGGAACCCCGCTTAAACAGCTGTCATATCTTAGCCCAACCACAGGCTCTGTAAGTTCTAGCGTGTAATGAACAACGTTCTTACCTGCTTTAAGCGCAGCAGCACCCAGATGAACAAGAGCCATAGATTTTCCTGCTCCTGTAGCGGCAATACCTACGCCCAGTTCGCCTTTTCCAAGACCACCTTTAGTAATCTTATCCATTTCAATCCAACCAGTGGAGACTGGATGTCTGGGACGATCAATGTACCTAAATTCAAAATCTTTCTTGTAGTCGTGACCAAATTTGTTATCAGTCCCCAGCTTTAGAGCATCATCAATGATTGTTTTTATCTCTCCAAAGGAGGAGCGTTGAAGCAGCGCTACTGATTTAATCATTGCCTCTTTGAGCTTTTGTTTTTTACAAAAGTCCAGGGCAGTTTCTTTAATATAATCAACGTCTTTGACTTTAGTAGCGATAGAGCGTGCAAAATAATCTCGCAGTTGTTTTTTAATTAAATCGCTTTCGTCATCAATCTCGGTTCTGAGCATGGAGGACATAATGTCCTCCGAGGGATGCACACCGTATTTGTGACGGTAGCCAAATACCAGCCGCACAAACTCTTGTAAATATTTTAACTCAAAAAAGTTAATATCTAACACCTCTTCCATCTGTTCGGAAAAAGCACGGTCTTCAAATATTAACTGTGAAAGAGTTTCTTGAAATGCTTTTCCATAATTGGAAAAGGTTGCGTCTTCTTTCATGTTGCCTTCCTTTTATAGGGTATATTATAAACTCATTTAGAGCGATTTTCAAGGCATATATTGTTAAAGAAAGCAAAGAGTTCAGAGAAGTTATTTTTCTCCATGTCAAATCCATCTTTCATCATATGTGTCCTGAATGCAGTTCTATTAAACTTGTATTCTGATTCGGCTAAGGTACGCCTAACTGCTATCGCTGCCTGAGCACTCAGCAGGGGAGTTTTAAGTTGCATCATCTTATAGTTTCGCAGAATAACTTGACGACCCTCTATTACAGAAGGGTAAAACTTTAGCTTTGTTTCATTCAACATTTTGTCAGAATATTCTAACAAGTCGCTGATTGAATATTCTTTTTCTTCTTTTAGAAATGGAAATCTTTTAGCAATGGTCTTTAATCCTGCTCCTGGGATTCCATCTAAGTTATCGCTTTTATCACCTGCAATAGACCTAGCCAAGACAAAATTAGTAGGATGAATGTTTTCTTTTTCTAAAACAACTTCTTTTGTTATGGTTTCTGAGCCAATAGGGCGGTAAACAATCGTATCATCTGTGATGAGTTGCCAAAAGTCTTTATCAGCCGACACAATAATCTTTTTATAATCTTCGAGGTTAGCCGACTGAACTACCTTTGATATAACATCATCAGCTTCTACTCCTGGGAATCCAAG